CGTAACAAAATATACATTTACTTCCAACACAGGTCGTGAATTCAAAAAGAAAGAATATCACAACCCATTTGGAGACCTTACTAATAAGGTTCTCTACAATCGCAACAAGCAGATGCGATACACAGACTTTGAGCAAATGGAATATATGCCAGAGATTGCTTCTGCTCTAGACATTTATGCTGATGAGATTACTACATCAACAACATTCAACCCACTAATCAATATTGATTGCCAAAACAGGGAAATAAAAGACATAATCCAAACACTTCTGTATAATGTCTTAAATGCCGAGGCGAACTTGTTTGGGTGGGCAAGAAGTGCTTGTAAGTATGGTGACTACTATTTGTATCTTGACATTGACGAAAAGTTGGGTATTACAAATGTGATCCCACTTCCAGTCCGTGAAATGGAAAGAATTGAAGGAACAGATCCAACCAACCCAAACTACATTCAGTTCTATTGGCAGAATGCCGAAGGAAACACTGGTGTAACTTTTGAGAACTGGCAGGTCTCCCACTTCCGTGTTTTGGGGAATGATAAGTATGTTCCCTACGGAACTTCAGTCCTAGAGCCATCTCGCCGCATTTGGCGACAGCTTACACTCCTAGAAGATGCGATGATGGCTTATCGTATCGTCCGCTCACCAGAGCGACGAGTATTCTACATTGATGTCGGTAATATGGCGGCAGAAGATGTAGAACAATACATTGAACAAGTCAAAACCCAAATGAAACGAAACCAGATTGTCGATGAAGATACTGGTCGAGTTGATTTGCGATACAATGCTATGAGTGTGGATGAGGACTTCTACATTCCTATTCGTGGTGCTGCTAGTAATACAAGAATTGAAACCCTAGCAGGTGGTCAATTTACTGGCGACATAGATGATGTAAATTATCTTCGTGATAAGCTTTTCTCAGCCCTTAAGGTGCCAAAGGCTTATCTCGCACAATCAGATGCTCAAGAAGACAAGACAACTCTATCCCAAAAGGATATTCGCTTTGCTAGAACTATTCAACGACTTCAGCGAGTCATTGTTGCGGAACTAGAAAAGATTTGTATCATCCACCTTTATACTCTTGGGTATAGAAACAACGACTTGTTGTCCTTCAAACTAGCCCTCAACAATCCATCCAAGATTGCTGAACTACAGGAACTCGAACATATGCGAACCAAGTTTGATGTCGCTGGTAGTGCTACTGACGGATACTTCTCCAAACAGTGGGTATATCGAAACATCTTCAAGCTCTCCGAAGAAGAGATTGATAGAATCCAGGTTGAACAATTTACTGATGCCCTCCACGGAGCAGCTATCGAAGAGGCAGGCACAGTACCAGAGCCAACAGAAGGCGGCGATCTCGGTGACCTTGGTGGTGAAGATCTTGGTGCTGATCTTGGTGCTGAGCCAGAAGCAGAAGAGCCAGAAGAAGAAGGACCACTCCTCGCCGAACCTGAAATTGAACCAGGGCAAAGAGACGACAATGGCTACATGAGAGTTAAGAGCCCTCGCTGGAAACAGGGTGCCCGCCGTCGCAGCATGAATGGTGCTTATAACAGAGAAGGGGCAGGTTCGTCTCGTCGGGCACTATTTAAAGGGTATGGCGAAATGAGTTCCTTATCTAATGGAATCCATAGCGAAGGGCAACAAACCGAAGAGGATTTAATATTTGAAACTCAATTCGATATTAAGCAACTAATAAAACAACTGGAAACAAAAGATGAAGGTCAAGCATAATAAAAAAAGAAACACAGCATTTTTGTATGAAGCCCTCGTGAGGGAACTAACAAAATCAGTTGTTGATAAAGATGTGGCTCGCACCAGAAAGGTCAAAGCTATTCTTAAGGAGCACTTCCGCAGCGGTATGGTATTATTCAGCGAGTTGGGCTGCTTCAATGCTCTAGCAGACAAATCCAGCCTCGACCAATACACAGCCGAAAAGATGGTTTTCCGTGCGAAGAAAGAATATGACCAACTTGACCAGCAAGACATCTTCAAGGAACAATCAGCCGTAATCAAAAAGGTCAACACCGACCTCGGCAAAGAAGTATTTAACAACTTCGTTCCCAACTACAAGTCCTATGCGACCCTCGCCCAAATTTTTGGCGATAAGATTCCAGTCAAAAACAGAGTTTTGATGGAGCAAAAAGTAATTGAAACACTCACCTCTACACCAGAACAACAAGAAGAACTACAACCAGTAGATAATCTCGTCGTCAAATCATTTACAGAGAGGTTTAACGACACCTATACTGATTTGCTCCCAGAACAGAAGGAACTACTCAACCGATACATTATTTCCTTCAATGAGAACGAAGCCGACTTCAAACTTTATGCTGGGACTGAACTCAAGAGAATCCACGAAAGTGTAGAATCCTCACTCAATCTTGACGAAGTTAAAGAAGACGAGCAAATGGTTGAGAATACCAAGCAGGTCCTACAGCAAATCTCTGAATTTAATGTAGCAAATCTAGGGGAACAAGAAATACTAAAAATCTTGAAACTCCAAAAACTAGTAAGAGAATACGAAGAAGATGCCAATAACGATTAAGATCGGTGATGCCGTAAAAGAAGAGCCAAAACCAATCCAGGCCTCCATAGCCCTTCAGGTCAAGAAGACTCTTGACGGCAACCTTCTTATAAACGATCACAAGTATCTTGATATTGTTATTAACCCTTCCGACAACAAGGTCGTCACAATGCCCAAGCCAAACGTC